GAAAATTTAACTGATGGTAGATACCCATCAAACACTTTATCAACAAGCCTTTATATTTGGGGGCTTCAAGTAGAAGTAGGCTCATCCGTTGGCACTTACGTCAAAACAGAAGGACTGCCATACTACGGTGGCGGTGCTACGCAGAATGGTTTGCTGATTGAAGAGCAACGGGTGAATTCTGTTACACATTCTGAAGAGTTTGACAATGCGGCTTGGATTAAAAGCGGTGCTGGCGGTGTTACCATTACAGCTAATGACATACTTGCTCCTGATGGAACTATCACAGCAGATAAGATGATGGCCGATGCAGTTAGTGGTGAACATTACGCTGAGGATAGCATAAGTTTTTCTGCTGGAACATATACGCATAGTGTTTTTGCAAAGGCTGGTGAATATAATTATATAAGATTACGCCCTGTTCATGTTGGGGCTAGTGAGGGCAATACATCATTAGCTGATTATTTGTTAACAGGAGACGGCACTGCTACTCTTGGAGCAGGAGCTGGTACTAGCGCATCTATAGAAAGCTATGGGAATGGGTGGTACAGATGCATCATTACGTTTACTGTTACAGGAACTCTTACAACAACATCTGTTCGAGTGCAGATGCTAGACAATACACCTACAAGTGTATTTACAGGTAATGGTAGTGATGGTGTTTACGTCTGGGGCGCACAGCATGAGGTAGGAGCATTTGCTACATCCTACATACCAACTAGCGGCTCAACCGTAACACGTTCTGCTGACTTGGCTACGATGTCAACTGGCAGTCTGCCGTTCACTGGCTATAATCAATCTGAAGGAACCATCGAGACAAAGTTTGAATTTGTTGGATATTTGTCTGTTTTTGGCTCTGTTTATAAATTTCAAAATAGTGACCATACTGAAAGGATAGGAGTTCTGCAATTAAATAGCAGTAATTCTATTTATGAAGAAATAAGGGATTCTGTTGCGGGCAACACGATACAGTTTAGTAGTTTAAATTCAAATGTCGGTGAAATAATCACTCACTTACTAGCTTATAAAGCCGATGACGTGGCGGTTAGAAGGGCTAAAGATATTTCTGGGACTGTTACTTTGACTGGGCATGAAGATAGTTCAGTTACAATACCAGACACTATTGATAGACTGGGGTTTGGTGTTAGAACAGATACATCAAGCGTAGTTTCAAGCGTCATTTTTAAATACTTTAGATATTATCCACGCAGATTATCAAACGATACATTGTTTGCAATAAGAAGGGGTTAAAATGACTGATGAATTATTAAACGGTTTTTCTTCTGATGTTCAATTTGATGTAGCTGAAGAATCTATTGATATATTGAACGACTATTTCGTAAAAGCGAATGATAGAAACGCATTACTAACTGCATTAACTGGCACATCTATTTTGCATACGGATGAAGATGGCAATCAGTTTATAAGCGGTAATAAAGCTATCGGAGTTGATGAAGTTGGCACTATCTACGCCCCTACTGGGAATATGCTTGTTGATGATGAGGGGAACGAATATCCAGAAATAACAGCGGTCGATGGCTATCATTTAAATTTGCGTAAAATGCGAGATGAGGCAGATAGTATTATACAAACATTAGAAGATGCTGACCTTGTAATTGACCCACCAGCAACACCAGCAAGAAAGTTTGCATGATGGAAATAGACGCAATGCTATTCTGGAATATAATCCTAACAGTGGTGATTGCGCCAGTGTTCTGGGCATTCCGTCAGATGTTTGCGGAGGTAAAGCGTTTACAAATACTGCTCAATAAAACTAGGGAAGACTACGCCACAAGAGTCGAGCTAAAAGATGGTATGCGAGAAGTGATGGAAGCATTACATAGAGTAGAAGACAAATTAGATAAAGCCCTGAGTAGGTAGATGGTTGACCCAGTATCAGCCATGGCGATTGCTGGTACTGCATTTAATGCTTTAAAGAAGGGGGTCAGCATAGGGCGTGACATAGAGGCAATGGGACAAGACTTGTCTCGCTGGATGTCTGCTGTATCTGACGTAGACCGCGCTCACCACGAAGCTAAAAACCCTCCTATATTTAAGAAACTATTTTCTGGCAAGTCTGTCGAACAAGAAGCAATGGAGTTGTTCACTCAAAAGAAACAGCTCGAATCACAGAGAGATGATTTGCGTAAATTAATCAGCTCCGTGTGTGGGCCTCAAGCATGGCAAGAGCTGGTGAAGATGGAGTCAGACATACGCAAGCAGCGCAAAGAAACTCTCTACAAACAGCGCGAAGCTCGTCAGAAGTTCACAGAGATTGTAGCTATAATATTTTTAGTGATTGTTGCCTGTGGATTTGGTATCCTATTATTATTCTTGTTTACTAGCAAAGGCGCATATTGATGTTTCAGCTATTAGGCCCTATAATCAGCCTCGGCAGTTCATACCTTGAGGGGCAAGTTACCAAGCAAAAAGCGAAGGCAACATTAGCCCAGACCGAAGCTGAAGCCAAAGCCGAAATAATGAAAACAGCAGCAACCCATGATAGCAAGTGGGAGCTGATTATGGCTGAGTCTACACAGAACTCTTGGAAGGATGAACTTGTCACAATAGTTGTGCTAATACCCGTTGTATTAGTGTTCATCCCAGGCATGGAGAAAGTAGTAGAAAATGGTTTCAACCGTCTTAGTGAGTTACCTGATTGGTATCAGTACCTTGTTTTTTTGGTGTGCAGTGCTGCACTTGGTATTAAAGGGCTTGACAAATTCAGAGGTAAAAAATGAGTGCGACAAAGTTCTTGGAATGGAAAATATTGCCACGGTTTATGATGCTCGTTATGACTGTTATGTACATCCGAGTAGTCGAATGGTTCATGAATATCCCGATGGATATTGTTACACCAGAAGCTACGGCCCTTACAGCTACGGTGACAGGCGCAATGACAGGGGCTTTTGGTCTTTGGCTGGGTAGCGAGGCCAAGAAATGAAAAAGAAGTCTACTGTAAACAAGGCTGGCAACTATACTAAACCCACTATGAGAAAGCGTTTGTTTCAGCAGATAAAGTCTGGCGGCAAGGGTGGTAAGCCTGGTCAGTGGTCAGCTCGTAAAGCTCAGATGCTTGCAAAGCAATACAAGGCCAAGGGCGGTGGGTACAGATAATGGCACTAAAGAAATCACAGAGAAGCCTGAAGCAGTGGACTAAACAGAAGTGGAGAACTAAAAGTGGCAAGAAATCCAGTGAGACTGGAGAACGGTATCTACCGTCAGCAGCTATCAAGAGCCTCTCGCCGAAGGAGTACGCAGCCACCACGGCAGCTAAGCGAAGAGGAACTAAAAAAGGTAAGCAGTTTGTATCCCAGCCCAAAAAAATAGCAAAGAAAACACGTAAGTACAGAAAGGTAACATAATGCCATACTCTAAATACTCTCCGAAGCAAAAGAAACTAGCGGCTATGGCTGCTCCTCGCAAGAAAATTACTGGCGCTGATTTAAAGAAGGCTAGTAAAATGAAAAAGAAAAAGAAATGAACATAGACCAATTACGAAAAGAGTTAGCCGAGGATGAAGGGTGTGTTTATGAAATATACCTTGACCATCTGGGCTATCCTACTTTTGGTATTGGGCATCTTATTCGTGCATCAGACCCTGAAAATGGACAGCCTGTCGGCACACCAGTATCAGAAGACAGAGTTAAGCAAGCCTTTGAGGCAGACATCGAAACAGTGCTTGAGGACTGTACAAGACTCTACGACAATTTCTATGAGTTACCTGAAGAAGTGCAGTTAATCATTGCTAATATGATGTTTAATCTTGGCTATCCTAGACTATCAAAATTCAAAGGCATGAAGGCTGGGGTTGATGCCGAGAACTGGTCTGACGCTGCTGATGAGATGGTTGATAGCCAATGGTACAGACAGGTAACTAACAGGGCTGAAAGATTAGTAGAGAGAATGAGGCAAGTAAATGGCTAAAGGAGACTCAAGATTAAAACGTGCAGGAGTGTCTGGTTACAACAAACCAAAAAGAACGCCAAGCCATCCAACAAAAAGTCACGTTGTAGTCGCAAAGGTAGGGGACAAAGTAAAGACCATACGTTTTGGACAGCAAGGCGTATCAGGGGCTGGAAAGAACCCAAAAACTGCAAGCCAAAAAGCCCGAAGAAAGAGTTTCAAGGCGAGACATGCGAAGAATATTGCGAAGGGGAAGATGTCAGCAGCTTACTGGGCTAACAAAACTAAGTGGTAAGTCTCATCGTAAATACATTGTCAAAAAGAATAAGTAGAAAACATTTCGGTTTGTTCAACTTGTTTTTCCCAACGAACAGGGCATTGGACTGAGTCTATTTTTCTCGCCATTAGTTCAGGGCATTGTGGTTTGTCTTTAAAATTGCGCGCAACATTTACACTATCTGCCGAAGCGAAGGGATAATGTTTTCCAGCCTGCGCTAACCCTCGAAGCATATGAACCCAAGGGATGTAATTATTTTTAGATAATCTATTAAATGCTTTATCGCATCTACTTTTCCATATCGAGCTTCCTACATCCCAATACTGACCAGAAGAGCCAAAACAAACCTTTGAATAATTATCACATAAAAATTCTAAGTAATTTAAACTTAGTCCCATATGCCAAACAGGTGCGGCTAATTCTTTATTAAAAGGGAAAGTGGTTAATAACTTTTTTTGCTGCTCTTCATTACCATCAATTACATCAGGTATCACCGCCCAGTGCGGATGTCCGAGTTTGTCTTCTAGCCAAGCATAAAATTTGTTGTAATCGAATTTTTTACCTTTAGTAAATGTTGTGAAAGCTCCATTATCCCACATGACTGATTGCCCAATTTGCAAACAAACAGCCGCATCTGATGGATTGGCAAAGCTGACACAGAAATGCTTTCCAGCCATCTTGTATAACTCTGCCCTTGGCGTTAATGGTGTGCCATGGTAATGAATCATTTAAGTTTATACCAAACTATAAACGCTCCAAGCATTTTGCTTGCAACCATAATAGCAAACCCATACCAACTAAAAAATCCAAGCATTAACATAAATACTGCCGAATCCATTGGAGTACTTACTGCTGAAGATAATAGTATTCTGTCTTTAAGGGGCCTTTTTGTTATGTTGTAGATAAACCAATCTGTAAATTCACTTATAGCAAAAGCAACTGCACTAGCATAAGCAACAAATGGATTTGCTAAAATGTAACTTAAGGCTATTCCAATAACCATTGCTAAGATAACTTTGTCCCCTATTTGTCTTTGAGCTAAATCTCTTAAAACAAAAACAAAACCTACCAGTAGTGACATTGGGGCAAACATTTCCCCACCAGGCAAAGGAATCATAGGGATGTATGTAAAACCAATATTAGCAATAACAATGGCTGCTAAATAATATATACTGTATTTCATTTTGTTTTCCTTTATAACTTCATCGTAAATACATTTTCGGGCAACACTCTTATTTTGTAATGTTTACCGTCTGAGAATCTTTTCTTTACATAGTAGAACTTAGCAAACGCTAGACGCTTACACAGATACCTGTACTGTTTAACGTCATCTGTTTCATACAAGTCACCGTACTGAGTTGTCTTCATTGCATGGTTCATAGTAGACGTATCCTTAAACATGATAGGGATACCGTTTCTCACTACCATTACACACCAGCCTGTTTTTTTCTTGCTTCGTTCTTATATTTGTTGGATATGCCTACCCACCTAGCTACATAGCCGCCTCTTTTTTTCTCTTCATATTTATGAAAGTTTATTACTGTCTCGTTTAGTTGTTCCAGTTGTTTCTTGAACTCTTCTGCGCTCATTTGCATCCCTCTTATTTTTATGAAAGCAATCATCATCCCTGCTGTAATCGCACAGAACTTTATTGCTTGACGTGATTACCCAATCACCGTCTTTAACGAAATGTTTTTTGCCGCAATAGTCGCAAGTAATCTTACGCATAGCTAACTCACGGCTAGTAGGCCCCTTCTTTTTAATCATCTATAATTCTTTTACTCCCTACTTCTACTAGCTTTTCATCATCCTTAACCTGTGAGCCAGTCGCTGCATACCCAGCCATGTCAACATATGAGTCCTCATGGTCAGGGGTTTCTATAAGTCTGGCTAATTTAACACCTATCATCATAGGCGCTACCTGGTCAGGGCGTACCTTTGCTTGCAGTATCACAGACCAGATGTCTGCTATGCGTTTATGATTTGTATAGGCATCGCCATAAGCAGAGCCTCGTACAGTTACAGCATCAAGTGCTGCCTTTAGTAAGTCTTCTTTGTTCATATCAACCTCATAGTTAGTAGGGGTTGTCTTAATTTACCAATACAAAAGCGCTCAAAACGGAGAGAAAAAGCGCTCGGTAGGCTTGGCTTTAACAGTGTCGCTTACTGCATTAAGACGCGATTTGCCACACCCCTGGGCAGCAATGGGAGGATAGCCTACCTGTTGAATTAGAAAGGAATCTCGTCGACTAGCTCTGCATCTGACTTTGCCATTTCTTTTTTCATGTCAAAGCCACCGCTACTGCCACCACCTGAAGGCAGGGCATCTGCTGGTGCTGTAAGTGCTACAGAGTAAGTGCCATCATCGTTTTCATATAGACGTGCGTAGTATTTGACATCACCATATAATGTAATGTCTTGGTTTGCGCCATCTTTGTAAGGTTTGAATGATGCGTTACTCGCTAGAGCTTTACCACCATCATCGTTTTTCCATAGCTTAATTGTTGCTACCTTTGTCCATTCTCTTGCTGACATTTTAATTTCCTTTATAAAATTTAGATTCGTAGTTTAAAAACATATCCTTAAAGTGCTTTGCCCTGTTCGGGTGTCTCTTAGCAAGCGATTCAAGAAATGCTTTGTTCTTAATGTAGATTGCATTAACGTCTGCAACATTTATACAAGCCTCTAACTTGGCTTTGATTTCAACGTAAAGTCTTTTGTCTTTAGCATCATCATAGCCATCGGTGCTTTGTATTTCTTCAGCCATTGATTTGACTGGCTTTGTCTCCTCCTTTTTAGCTATTACCTCTGCCTTGCGTGGTACAGCTTCCATTTCATTAGCAGACGCATACTCACCGCCAGCTAACCCGATTGATGCTAATGCCCTGCCGATTGCAGATGTCTCTGCATTCTCTAAAGCAGATGTAGTATTAACGTGACCTTGACCTCGTATTTCCTCTGCCATTCCAGAGCCAATTACCATGCCATCTGAGTTTGTAATGATAGCTTTAATAACAACTTTATTACCATCATCAACAAGTACAGTTGTGTCAACCCCAAAGTCAGTACCAAATACCTGTCTAAAGGCTTCCATTCTATGCACAACTTGCGTGTACATTTTACCGCCACGTTGTTTAACGCCATGCGATTTGTTTAGCTCGGCAACTTTTGCCATTGCTTCCTTTAAATCTGCCACCACTTCTTTTTCCTTTCATTCATTAAATCTACTAACTTTTCTATTAGCTTCATGTTCTCTTCCAACTTATCGAGTCGCATCTCAATAGCATCTCTGAGCAGCTCATTGTCTGTAACCATTTCTTTTATTTCAGATAGGCCCAACTCTTCGCGCATCTCTTTTGCTTTACTCATAAATGTCGAGCTTTCCATAGTTGGGACAATGGCTTTGCTAAAATAAGGATTGCTCTGTAAGTCAGAGTGCTTCCATACATAAGTATGTGGCCCTCGTTTTCGAGTCCTAACTTTCATACTAGGTTTTGGCAGACTGCCATTCTTTACTTGGTAATAAACACTGTTCCTATTTATGTTTAGCGCCTTTGCTAAGTCTAACGCTGAATAAACTTGTTCTTGCATCTCTTTAACTCCATTCATGTTTTGCAATTTTAAGTATCTCAGGGCCATGCCACTGCGATATTTGCTGAAAGTCTGGGTACACAAGCCCGAAAAGATTTTTCCATGAGCCGTTAGCGGCCTTCAACAAATTCTGTATAATGCGCCATCGGGAAACAACTTCCTGATACGCAACCTCCAAATTTTCATATGACAATGCCTGACAGTTTTCCTGTGTAACTATGTTATAGCCATCTGCTGTGACAAAAAGCAGGCCAGGCGCATAACCAGTTGCCTTCCAATACACAGCCTGTTGCATCACTTGCTGTCTGGTTGGTTCAGTCTTTGGTTTAGGAATACGCCATGTCCTCGTTCCGTCCTTTCGTGGTGGATTACGTGTGGGAAAACTGCACTTTAAATCTAGCTGTTTGCCATCTCCTGCAAAGTCTAAAAACAACATAGTCGGCACGTCTATGCCATCTACCTCTAGCCATCTCTGAAACTCGCCTTCCATTTCACAATCGCCATAGTATTCCTGCAAGCCTGACACAGCATAGTTTACCATCATTGGGATGTGAGTCTTGATTTCTTGGTAGTCTTCTGCATCCTTGCCATCGTCAAACTGGCGCGGTTGGTATGTCATAAACTCAGTCATAGCTTTTCTAATAGCTAAGTCTATATCCATGCCTTTCTTCTGGCCTTGTATCGGGCTGTATTCATCGAGCCCTAAATGCCAATCACATGCCATCTGTACTATCTGTCCAGCTCTAGGTTTGGCTGCAAACGGAAAGTAAACGTCATAATCTTTTCTGATTTTAAGTTTCAACACATGCTCATCAAGTGGCTGTGTTGCGCCCGATGCACTGTTGTGAGTGGCCCCGAAAAACTTTCTATATTCTGGTGTATCATGCTGCATTATATAACTTCTCCAGTCTGTCTATAATTTTGACAGTAATGATTACTTTACGTTCTGTCAACACTATGTTAGTAAAAAAAATACAAGGGGGAAAAACTTTTTTTTATTCCCCCCCAGAAATGGCATATCTAGGGATAACTATAGACGAGAAGGTGAAAACATGCAGTTAATAGACTATTTAAAGAAAGAGGGTATATCCCAAGCGAAGTTTGCTCGCAAAATAAAGATGTCACCTGCTGGCGTTTGTCGTATAATAAAAGGTAATAGGTTTCCAAGGCCCGAAACAATACTGGCTATTGATTTCTGGACGCAAGGGCAAGTGACGCACGATGACTTTTACAAACAGGCGCAAGCCCAGCAACAGAGTGACGTGTCCCAAGTGTGATGGTGAGGGTTGGTACATTAATGTTGTCTCGGCTGTCATCGCTGATATCATCCTTGAAAAAGAATTTGACATGGATTGTGAGCTGTGTGACTCGCTCGGATACATCCAATCAAGAAACGACAACGAGCGTATTCGGCTCGTCAAAATCCATTAAAGTAATCTATATTAGAAAAGGGCAACTGCCTGGCAGTGAATGGTATGAGCGTGAGTTTGTTCACAGCTATCATCATGACCAGGGCGGTTATGCTATGGCGGTAAAACATGACGAACGGAAGAGCTAAAGGCGCGGCCTTTGAAAGAGAAGTTGCAAAGCTAATCGATGAGCATCTCGGCATTAAAGTTGAACGTGACCTAGAGCAGTATAGGAAGGCTGATAGGGGTGATTTAATAGGCTTAGATGGTTGGACTATTGAGTGTAAGCGTTACGCCTCTACACGTGGCTCTAATGGCGGTTATAGACCTGAATGGTGGGAACAGGCAACCAAGGCTTCCAATGCTGCACATAATCAGCCTGTCCTAATCTATAAGTATGACAGACAGCCTATCAGATGTGTTGTGTTGCTGTCCTCTATCAGTCCTGACTATGCAGGCAAGGACAACACCGCTACCATTTCTCTATCTACTTGGTTTATGTTGGTAAGAGAATGTTTATAGCCTATCTGATAATGCTGTGTTGTTTAGCTGTCCCATTAACATGCCTAATCTATCTCGCGGTAAATGATTAGGCTTTACATCTAAACATCAATCTGTAAAGACGTCTCACCCTCATTTTTTTATCATAAGCTTTTGCTCTTTTTCTTAAGCAATATACGCAACCGTTATTTGATACTAGTCTTTCAAATATATGACCGTGCTTGCAAGGCTTGCCTGTAAAGTAATACTTTAAACCCCTCTCCATTGCCTCTTTTTTACTAATTATCTCCATTGTATTTTCTCCTTTCTGACCCTATTGACGGTCAATAAAAAATATTGTATTTAAATTCTCATTGTTCACATGGTCGCGCAACAATCATTGCTCTGCCATGTAGCATTGCTCGGCTCAATGCACTACAAACCTAATTGTTATTTATATATAAAACATTTTCATTGCGGTGCATTGATGCAGTACATTGAGCATGGCTCTGTTCAATGCACTGCAATGATTGCCGCGCGGCATTGTAAGCAATGACTAATCTATCCTTTCTACCTGTATGCTACCGCCAAGGCAGTAATCACCTGGACAATCGCCTATAATTTTAGCAGCTTCATCTGCTGCCTCTTGTTCATCATCTGCTTGGATGTGAATGACATATTCCTCTGTCATGTAGACCTTGTAAGACTTCATTTTTTTTGCCCTCTTTCTCTGTGGGAATTGTATTACCTTGCTCAATTTGCTCTCCATAGCAAAAGGATTGCTAATAAGGTAAAGTATAAAAAGCTGATTATATATATGTCAGTCATTATGTTTACCTGTTATGATGAAAAGATGGTCTTCTGCGCCTTCTAATTCTTCTAATGAATTGATAGGTGCATCAGGTTCATCTGGGTGTGCTACGAAAACAGAAAGGCCGTCATTAAATGCTTTTCTAGCTTTTTCCATTGAGTACGTCATTGTATTTATATTGATATTCATTTCTCTATTCCTCCTCTAGTTTAATTGAGCTGATAAGTAGCGATACAGTACGAGGTATAGGCACCTCGCCTGATTCATAATAATATATGGTTCTAATCGACAAACCTAATCTATCAGCCCATTTCTCTATCGAGTAACCAAGCTTTACCCGTGTCTCTCTGAATAATTCTGGTGTCATTTATCCACACCCCAATTCTCATTAACTTCTAGCCAGTGTGGCTCGCTTGCGTGCTCTATCTTTCCTACGCCATAGCAATAGGTATCTTCCATGCAGCTAATATCAGCTAACACGCTTAAGGCTCCATCCATTGTATCAGTTACTTGCCAATAATCAGTTCTGTAACCTGAAACTGGCTCTTTCTTTTGCCAAAATGCTACATACATAATCTATCCTCTCTTTCTATTAGCCATTAATCCAGTTACTTTTTTGGTTGTGTATAGCTCTTGCATTAACGCTTGAGCTTGCAACCTGTAAGGCTCTGCATCGTCAAAATTACCTTGCCCTATCAGCTCTCTAGTTTTTGTTTGTAATTCATCTAATATTTTAAACTTATCCATTGTATTAACCCCATATCACTAGCACGAACCATGCTACACCAAAAATTGTTATCATAAATAGTATCGTCGCTATTGCTTCCGCTATTTTTTGAAGATTGCTCATTGTGCTACACTCCTCTTTTAATTAAGTTTATTACTTGTTCAAAGTAATCTATTAGTTTCTCTGGTGTGTACTCTCTTTGATATTGAGTACACCTAGTCGTGCCTTTTACATTTCCACAAATAGAGCGTAATTTGCCCTTCTCGCAATAATGTAATGTCTCGTCTTTATCTGGTAGTTTTGGCAATGCCTCTCTATCAATGCCCTTAATGTAAAGTTTTGTTTTCTTGTGAGCTACGTGCCCGAAGTCATACTGGTCTATTAGTATTGTAAACCCTCCGAAATCGTCCGTTTCTCCGACATTCGGCAAAAAGCCGCCGAATAGCTTAGAGCCGTTTGGATGCTCTAATATGCCTCCTAACTCTCTGATTTTCTCTATCGACCATAACGCTAGATTGGCCTCACCTTCTCTAACATTATGAGCCATATGTGATAGCCTACCCCACGCCCTGCAAGGTGGATGACATACTACAGGTGTTGAGCCATTGTAAGACAATGCGTCCCTGTCTTGGTCGTATGCGTCCCATTCTGCGCGCTTTTTATAGGCACTATCAGCTCTTACAAATAATGAAACGTATTTAATATTATCCATTGATTAATAATCTATCAGCGGATGCGATAGCCTGATTGATTGCTTCTTGTCTATCGTCGGTAATATAAAATCCGTCTGTTACCTCTTTCCCGTCTAAGTATGAGGCTACAAGGTAACGCGCCATATCTTCACGCTTTGCCTCGTATTCGTTATGAAAGGCCCAAAGTTGGACATAGTTTTCACCGTTATTATTGTAGTCAAAACAAACAGAACCGCATGTATCGTTATGATAGCAACTATCTGCCCAATCTATAGACTTGTTTGATGTTTGTTGGTTTATGTCATTAATAAGCTCTTTAAAAAATATTGTTGCCTCTGGGTCATAGTACCAGTGAATATAATCGTTTTTGTTTTCCATTGTTTATCCTCTCTGTTGATTATGCCATTACTGGCGTTTTAAGCGTGTTCTAGTCGCTTATCGTTGCCCTGCCATGTGATAGCAGGGCAATCATAAACACTAGCTAGTTTATCTCCTCTATTTTGTTATTCCTTACTATAAGTTGAATTGGCTTTCCTATCATCCCATGATGAACCTTATATGCGTCTGATATGTTAGGTTTTGTTTTATATTTACAGCCTGTTATTGTGGTGAACTCATAGGCAGGGTTCCCCATGCTAGAATTATTTAATCTTTTGTAGCTATCTACTACACATTCTATTACTTGCTTTTCCATTTTTTAAGCTCCCGTCATTGCGTCTAATTCTGCTAATGTGTAGAACCTGTATTCGTCTAGCTTTATTTTGTTTGCTACCTTTTTTCCACCAGACATTTTTTCAATCCAATATAAATAAGGCTCGTAATTTCTTTGTGCTATTGCATATTGCCTGTTATATGCCTTTAATATACCGTTCAAGCGCTCGCGTGTTGTTACAGTATTCCAACCTGACAGGCTTATAGAAATCTTGTCGTGTGGCATTTTAAAATATTTTTCTGCTATTATGTTCTTGTGCAATAGCATTTGTGTACCAGCTTTATATGTAAGTACGTTTGTGTTGCTTCCAGAAAACTTATTATCTGCCTTGAATGCGTTTACCGCGTTTTTTGTTACTTTTCTCATTGTATTAACTCCTTTGTTATTGTTTAATGCAATCCTTGCATAATGTAAGAATAGAGCCTGATTCGGGGTTGTCAATAATAAAATGCAATAATTGCAAAATAAATTTAATAGCACTAGATGCAGTGTATATTATTGCCAGTCAATGCTATATATGGTATTGAAACATAGTTTAGTGCATGACACATATTGTTGGTTGTGTTGCTGTGATGTAATGCTATCAAGGGTTGTAGGGTTATGAGCTGTGATTGAATGGTGGTTGAATTGTATTTGATACCACAGACAAAGCAAAACAATACACGCGCAACATTGCAATCAATGCTATCAGCTCAGACAACCTATACAGGCAATTCTAGCACAATCCGAGCCCACGGGGGCTTGTTCAGACCCGACCACCCCCAGACATCGGGTGCGCGCGTTATGTGTGTTAAACAGTCCTTCCACACTCACAGTCAGGAGTAACATGACCAAGAAAGAACTAGTCCTGAAAAGCGCTGATGTCATAGAGCGTATGCTCACTGAGGGCAGCACTACTAAGGACATAGCAAAGAAGCTCGGTGTTAGCCGTACAGTGTTCTATGAGGTTGTTAATAGTAATGATGAGCTAAAGAGATTGTACAAGTCAGCACAGGCTGCGCATGCCGCAGAGTACAGAGAGTATTATGAGGCAGCACTGCATGGCTGTATGACAGGGCAGAGAAAGATACCGCCAGAGTATCTGAGAGAGTCAGGCTCACATTCTAGGTGGTTGTCATCTAAGGCCGAACAAGGCTATAAGGATGAGAGCAAAGCCATGATGCAGATTAAAGATGGCGATAAAGAGATTAATATTGGCTGGATGACAGGTAGTGATGACGAATCCTACTGACATAGTTTCCGACTATATCTTATATATATCTTATGAAATCTTATTTATTAAAGGGGCGATGTAAACAAATATGGGTAATATAACGATTCCATATAAGCCTCGTGCGCTCCAGGCAGAGATGCATAACAGCCTGAAGCGCTGGAATGTTTTAGTCATGCACAGACGTTTTGGCAAGACTGTTTTTGCAATTAACCATTTAATTAAACATGCTTTAACGTGTGAGCTACCCAGACCAAGAGTTGCTTTTATAGCACCTACCTTTACGCAAGCTAAAAGGATAGCATGGGATTATGTTAAGTATTACGCTGGCGTTATACCAAATGTCTCCTTTAATGAAACCGAGTTGCGTGTAGACTTTCCTAATGGCGCTAGGTTAATGCTATTGTCTGCTGAAAACCCAGATGCACTTAGAGGAATATACTTAGACTTAGCTATCTTTGATGAGTTTGGTATGCAAAACCCAAGGGTATGGGGGGAGGTTGTGCGACCAGCCTTGTCTGACAGAGAGGGGGCGGCTGTTTTTCTGGGAACTCCTGCTGGTCATAATCATTTTTACGATTTACTAGAAACCGCTAAACTGCAAGAAGAAGAAGGCTCTGACCAGTGGTACTGGAAGATAGTAAAGGCTTCTGAGAGTAAACTTGTAAAGCCATTAGAACTTGATGCTGCCAAGGCTCAGATGACACCAGAGCAGTATGAGCAAGAGTATGAGTGTTCCTTTACTGCCGCCATTATAGGAGCGTATTATGGCAAGCTGTTGGCAGATGCTGACGATAATGGTAGAATAACGCAAGTACCTTACGACCCTATGTACCCAGTGCATACGGCCTGGGATTTAGGAATTAACGATAGCACAGCCATTTGGTTTGCACAGATACTAAGAGGTGGTGCGGTAAATGTTATTGATTATTACGAGAATGGTGGCGTTGGCTTACAGCACTATGCCGATGTTCTTAACAGAAAGGAATACACTTACGGGGACCATCTTGCACCACACGACATCGAAGTCAGGGAGCTTGGCAGTGGTAAGTCGAGGTTGGAAACGGCCTTTTCCCTTGGCATACGATTTAAAGTTATTCCTCGGATGAAAGTTGCTGATGGAATAAATGCGGCTCGTATGTTATTACCTAAGTGCTACTTTGACAGAGACAGGTGTACTGAGGGTCTGGATATGTTGAGGCAGTACAGGCAGGAATATGATGAACGCAAGAAAACTTTTAGAGACCACCCAAGGCATGATTTTACATCACATGCGGCAGATGCATTTCGGTATCTCGCTACTGGGCTGGAGAATAGAACAAATTATACAAGACCTCCGCAACAAGTTGCGGTGAATGATTACAATCCATTTACATTATAAGGAGCAAGTAAATGAGTTTTTTAACACCTAAAGCACCCCCACCACCACCGCCACCACCACCCCCTCCTCCGCCTGTTGATGAGGCAAGAGCTGCTGCACTAGGTGAAGAGGCAGTAACACGTCAGCGCAGAATGAGAAAAGGTAGAGGCTCTACTATTGTTGCTGGCGCATTAGAAGGTGGAGCAGCAACGCCTGGACAACAGCCCACCTTAATGGGGTAAAGTATGGAAGACTATGTTAAAGGTCTCGTAAAGCGTTTTGAGAGTATTCAAACGCAAAGAGATAATTGGGATACGCATTATCAAGAGCTAGGCGATTACATGCTGCCAAGAAAGGCAGACATTGTTAAGAAGCGCTCTCGCGGTGAAAAGCGCATGGAGCAAATCTATGATGGCACAGCGCTACAAGCTGTAGACCTTTTATCAGCATCTCTACACGGCATGCTTACAAGTGGGGCTTCTCCTTGGTTTCACCTAGATGTTAAAGACACAGAGCTAAACCGTGACGATGATGTGCGCGAATGGTTACAAGACACCAGTATGCGTATGATGAGAGCCTTTAACCAGTCTAACTTTGAGACAGAAGTACATGAGATGTACGTAGACTTAGTTGTCTTTGGTACTGGATGTATGTTTGTTGAGATGGACAAAGGTCAGCTACGTTGTAGCACAAGACACATCTCTGAGTTTTATGTACAAGAAGACCAGTATGGGATAGTTAATACCGTTTTTAGAAAATATGAAATTACAGCAGTGTCAGCTATACAAAGATTTGGCATTGATAATGTTAGTGAGCATATCCAAAGGGTATATAAGAAAAATCCTGATGACTTTGTAGAAATACTACATTGCGTTACACCAAGGATAGAGCGCGATATACGTAAAGTAGACAACAAGAACATGCCTTTCATGTCTGTTTACATTTGCATGAAGAGTAAAATGGTTATGGCAGAAGGTGGTTTTGAGGAGCTACCATACGTTGTGCCACGTTTCTTGAAGGCTACAGGCGAGGTTATGGGCCGTTCCCCTGCAATGGTTGCACTACCAGATGTTAAGATGCTGAATCTGATGTCTAAGACAATCATTCAGGCAGCGCAAAAAATGATTGACCCACCGTTGCTAGTGCCAGATGACGGTTTCTTACTACCTATTAGAACCCAACCTGGTGGTCTAAACTTCTATAGGGCTGGCTCAAGAGACACAATTACACCGCTAAATACTGGCGCTAACATACCTATCGGCCTTTCTATGGAAGACCAAAGAAGACAGGCTATCCGTTCTGCGTTTTATGTAGACCAGTTACTTGTTGGCGGCTCACCTAATATGACAGCAACAGAGGTTATTCAAAGACAAGAAGAGCGAATGAGGGTAATTGGCCCTGTGCTTGGAAGGTTGATGAATGAGATGTTGCGTCCACTTATAGACAGAGTGTTTGCGCTAATGATTAGAGAAAATTTACTAGCTCCAGCTCCTGAAATACTACAGGGGCAAGATGTGGACATAGAATATGTATCACCACTAGCAAGAGCGCAAAAATCTAGCAGTCTTAATAATACCTTGAAAGCGCTTGAGGTATTGATGCCATTATCGCAAGCATTACCTGTAGGGGACCATATAGACCCAGATGGTTTAGTAAGGCATATCACTGAGGCGCTTGGCGTTCCTAAGACTACGTTAAAGTCACAGCGCGAAGTTAATCAGGTAAGACAACAGCGTGAGCAAATGCAACAACAAATGGCAGAGCGTGAGGCTTTATCGCAAGACGTAGCAGATACAGCTCAAGCAGCACAAGCAGTTAGAATGGTTCAAAAGTAAGGAGTATTTTATGGCTACAATAATGGCGGACGCCGCTAAAAAGAAAGCGCCAAAAGGCAAAACTATAATGCAACAAGTTTCAGACAGAGATTATTTTTTTGCTGAGGGAATATTAGATGATTACGCAAAAGGTAAATTATCTGGGTCTCAAGCACAGAGAAGGTTAAGGTCTGGCGGATTTAAAGCAGACCTCAGAACAAACAGAAGTTCAAACAAAATTTTTGTAGAGCCTTTGGGAAGAGGCAACGGATTTATGGTAGAACTTTAATATGATTGACCCTATTAAAGAACAAGAAAAACTCAAGCAAATGTACACCGATGTATTTACCAGCGAGTCTGGAAAGAAGGTGTTAGAAGACCTTGAAAAGCGGTGTAACTACCACTGGACAAGTTATGTAGCTGGCGATGCTTATGCCACTACATTTGAAGAGGGCAAACGTGCCACAATATTACACATCCATCAAATGATAATTAAGGAGACATAATGTCTGAAGAAACTGTCGAACAGGTAGACCAGTCTGAAGGTACTGTGCTGGAAACCCCAGCAGAAACAGCCCAAGGCGGTTCTGGTAACGATTTTTTAAATTTAATCCCAGAAGAGTTAAGAGAACACCCTAGCCTATCACCAATCAAGGACGTTGGTAATTTAGCTAGGTCATATGTAAACGCACAAAAGTTAATAGGCGCTGATAAAATTCCAATGCCAGTTAACCCAACTGACGAAGATTTAGATAGGATTTATGGACGTTTAGGAAGGCCAGAGACAGCAGATGGTTATCAAATTGCTGCTGATGGCAATATAGTTACTGATGAAATAGTAAGTAATTACAAAGACATAGCGCACAAACTTAGACTAACACCAGACCAAGCTAGTGGTGTTTTAGAATATTATAAGTCTGTAGCGCAGGGCAGTCAGGAAAGTTTAGCTCAAGAGTCAGAGCAGTCTAGGGCGCAAGCAGAAGACTCGCTCAAGAAAGAATGGGGCCAAGCCTATGAGCAAAAAGTATCTGGCGCTGCTCAAATAATAAATGAGTTTGGCAATAAAGACATGCTTGAGATGCAACTTGCAGACGGGACTAAGGTGGGCAATCATCCTGAGTTCATCAAAGCATTTGCAAAAATTGCGGATTTCAGGCAAAGTGTTACCAGCGAAGACACCATTTCGGAAGCATCTGTAAACCGAGCTATGACACCAGCAGAAGCCCAGAATGAGATTGATGTTATTATGAATGACAAGTCTCATGCTTATTGGGATAGGGCCAACGTAGTAGGAAGACAGAAGGCTATTGATAGGATGAACGAGCTATACGGCATGGTCTATAATGGATGAACTAGATTATCGCCAACTTAGAATTGAAGTTTTGCGCGTTGCACTTGAGTTTGGAACTCAGCGTGACGTAATAAAACCAGACCAACTTTTCGACAAATACTGGGGGTTGGTTATGCAGGGTAGCGGCAAGCAATGCTCTTGCCGTCCTAAAGACAGTCGGACAGACGACAGCTTTACGGCAGCTAAAAAGCCTAGAAGCGTCCGTAAGGGTAGCGCATCGCAAAGTGTATAAATGCAATAGTGTGACTATAAAGGAGCTTTAAAATGTCTACACAAGTAACTACAGCATTTGTACAACAGTATTCTGCAAACGTGCAGATGCTTTCACAACAGATGGGTTCCCGTCTACGTGAAGCGGTGCGTATTGAGAATGTTGTTGGCAAAAATGCTTTCATAGACCAAATAGGTTCAGCTACTGCTGCTGTGAGAACAACCAGACACGCTGACACCCCACAAACCGACACACCACATAGCAGACGCAGACTTACTTTGGCTGACTATGAGTATGCCGATTTGATTGATGACCAAGACAAAGTACGCATGTTGATTGACCCAACATCTTCTTACGCCCAAGCAGCCGCTGCTGGTATGGGACGTGCAATGGATGATGTAATCATTACTGCTGCTCTTGGAACTGCTGCAACTGGTGAAACTGGTTCTGGCACACAAGCGATAACTAACACTATCGCTAATGGTAACACTAACTTGACTCTAGCAAAGCTACGCGAAGCTAAGTTTACATTAGACTCAGGTGATGTTGACCCATCAATCCCACGCTACATTGCTGTTGGACCAAGCCAGATTCAATCTTTGCTTGCTGACACAACTGTAACATCAAGTGATTTCAACACTGTTAAAGCACTTGTACAGGGTGAGTTAGACACATTTATGGGCTTCCGTTTCATAATGACTAACCGTCTAACAACCAGCGATGGTTCTGAAACTGATGACATCCGTAACTGCTTTGCTTGGGCAGAAGACGGCCTTACATTAGGACTTGGCAAAGATATCTCTGCAAGAATTGATGAGCGTGCTGACAAGAGCTACGCAACTCAAGTTTATTACTGCATGAGCATTGGCGCTGTCCGTATGGAAGAAGCCAAGGTTGTACAAATCGACTGTGATGAGTCTCCAGACTAAGATGATTGGGGCGGTCATACCGCCCCTTTCTACTTCTTGTCGGGGGAGAAGGCGTGGAATACAACAACGATTTTAAATATGATTTGAAAGTAGGGCAGTTAGCTGAGAAGTGGTTAAGTGAATTACTGTCTGGAAAAACAATAGAAGTTAAAAGAGATTTTAGAGCTTCACGCACTGGAAAAGTGTTTGTGGAGTTTTTTTGTAGAGGTAAGCCATCTGGTATAGATAGAACAGAAGCAGACTATTGGGCATTTGTCATAGGTACTGGTTATGTGGTAATATTGCCTACAGAAGCCCTGAAAGAAATAGTTGAGCTACACAAAGAAAAAGGCTGGGTTATGTCTGGCGGTGATAGAAATGTTAGCCAGGGTGCGCTAGTAAAGGTTGAAAGGTTAGTTAAACATGCCATCGGTAGTTGATATATGTAATGAAGCTATGGATTTGCTCGGTGCAGCAACCATTACAGCGCTAACAGAAAACTCAAAAGAAGCAAGATTATGCAATAGACGGTTTGAAACTGTCCGTGACCAAGTGTTAAGAGCGCATCCTTGGAACGCAGCTATCACAAGAAAAGCATTACCTCAAGACAGCGCAGCCCCTGCATTTGGTTTTACTTATCAATATACTCTACCAACTAACCCTTACTGCCTAAGAGTTCTATCTTTCTGGAACGCAAATGTAGACAATGAGATTGCTGCATATGACTCACAGAATATGTTTAAGGTAGAAGGCCGCAAAATATTAACGGACGAATCTACTTGCAAAATTATTTACATAGGCAGAGTAACAGACACAGAGCAGTATGATAGCTTGCTTTCTAGCACCATTGCCCACAAGTTAGCATCGGAAGTAGCCTATGCAATCACTGGTAGTAATAGTATCGGACAACAAATGTTCCAGTTGTATCAATCCAGATTAGCAGAGGCTCGCTCTATGGATGCTGCTGAAGGTGTGCCAGACAAAATAATTGCAGATTCATTTATAAACTCAAGGTTCTAAAATGGCGCGAGTATCCTCCATTGTTACCAACTTCCAAGCTGGTGAGTTATCGCCTCGCCTTGAAGGCAGGATTGATTTACAGAAGTACAGCGCTGGTGCTCAAACATTACAGAACATGCTTGTGTTTCCGCAAGGTGGGATAACCAGAAGACCAGGTACTTACTATGCTGGCTCATCTAAGAGTGGCGGTAAAGTAAGGTTAATTAACTTTGAGTTTAGTGATGAACAGGCTTATGTGCTTGAGTTTGGCGCTAACTATATACGCTTCTTTCAAGATGGCGCTCCGCTAGAGAGTGGGGGTAGCCCTGTAGAGGTAGTCACAACTTATAGTGTTACAGACATATTTGAAATTAACTTTGTTCAATCTGCTGACGTTTTATATTTGGTGCATAAAGACCACGCACCAGCAAAGCTAACAAGAACAACAGCAACATCTTTTACTCTTACTGATATAGCTTTTGTCGATGGCCCTTATCTTGATGAGAATATAACTACCACAACTTTATATGCATCAGCACAAACAGGCACAGTTACAATTACTGCCTCTGCTAGTTTGTTCACCAGCGATGATGTAGGACGTTACATACGTTTTAGAGAGTTATTAGAAACACATCACGATGAATGGGCTGCCTCCACAGCTTATAATGACGGTGTAACTGTACGTTACAATGGACATGTTTACTTACAAGACACAGGAAGTACGCAGACATCGGGAAATACACCGCCAGTCCATCTATCAGGCACAGAAACTTATGGGGCTATTGATTGGACATACCAGCATGACGATACTGGCTATGTTAAGATAACTGCCTTTACATCTGCAACAGAAGTGACTGCCGTTGTTCAAACAGATGACCAAGGTGTTGCTACCTTACCAGACCACGTTATCGGCTCTGGAGATGCTACAACTAGATGGTCATTAGGCGCATTTGGTGGAGACCAAGGATTCCCAAGAGCAATCGCATTTTATGAAGAACGCTTATATTTAGCAGGAACAACAGGGCAGCCACAGACAATTTTTGGCTCAGTTACAGCAGACTTTGAAAACCATACCCCTGGCACAGAAGATGATTCAGCTATAAATGTAACGATTGCATCTGACCAAGTTAATGTTATAAAACATATGATTCCAGGCCGTTTCTTACAGATTATGACTACCAGCGCAGAGTTTACCTTGTCTGGTGGCACAGGCACTACTGCTGTTACCCCAACTAATGTAAACGTATTGCGAGAAACTACATTTGGCTCTGGTGATGTAAGGCCGCTAAGAGCTGGCGCTAGTACGATTATGATTCAAAAAGGTGGCGAGAAAGTAAAGGAAGTTACCTTTAGTTTGGACACAGACGGCCTAGTAGGAAGGGACTTAACTGTATTAGGCGAACATCTTGCAAGAGGTGGTTTAACTGACATGGTTTGGCAGCAAGAGCCAGAACTTGTTTTGTGGTTTGTAAGAGGCGATGGCACATTAATAGGACTTAGTTATGACCCAGCAAATAACACAATCGGCTGGCATCAACATCCTTTAGGCGGTAGCGGTGTCGTAGAGAGTATAACAGCTATACCAAGCGGTACAGAAGACCAAGTGTACCTGTCTGTTAAAAGAACTATAGACAGCTCGACAGTGCGACATATTGTTTATATGAAGTCTATTTATTTTAATCAGGATGTAGAAGATGCGTTTTATGTTGATAGCGGTATTACATATGACGGTTCTGCCACTACATCTATAACTGGACTAGACCACCTAGAAGGTGAGACAGTCCAAATACTTGCTGATGGTTCGACACATCCAGACAAAACTGTTTCAAGTGGCGCTATTACATTAGACAGAAGTGCAAGCAAAGTACATGTGGGTCTATCCTATAACTCGCTTGTAGAAACCCTACGCTTAGAAGCTGGTGCTGACGATGGTATTGCACAAGGTAAGATTAAACGTATTCACGGTATCACTGCTAGGTTCTTAGACACAGTTGGCGCTGAGTTAGGGCCCGACACAAACAACCTAGACAGGCTACCTTTTAGAGACAGTAGCATGGCTATGGATACAGCCGTTCCTTTATTCAACGGAGACAAAGAAATATTCTTTCCGTCTGGTTATGAGAATGATGCACAGGTTGTTATTAGGCAAAGCCAGCCGCTGCCTATGACGATTGTGGCTATAATGAGAAGGTCAAATACATTCGATGCTTGAGTTGCGTGAATTTATAAGAGAAGACATGGACAATATAGATTTAGGTTACGAAATGTTACAAGAGCATAAAGATGCTTTCAAAGCGCCCTATGCGATACACGGCTATACTTTATTAGAGGATAACAAGATTGTGGCAATGGGCGGTGTACATATGCTGTGGGGTAAAGTTGGAGAGGCTTGGGTTATGTTAGGTACACTTGCAAAATCAAAGCCTAGAACAGTTGCTAAGTATGCAGACCTTATGTTTGATGTTATAGTGCATAAGAATAAGTTGGCAAGAATACAGGCGAGCATTGCGGTAAGTGATGCAAAGGCTATCAGGTTTGGTAAGTGGATGGGTTTTGAGATGGAAGGGCTAATGAGAAGTTACGGACCAGACGGTTCTGATTACTATCGCATGGCTAGGGTGCAGTAATGCCAGATGGGGGTTTAACAGCATTAGCGATAGGCGGCCAAGTTCTTGGCGGTGTAATGGGTGCAAAGGGCGCTAACCAAGCAGCCAGAGCGGCTACGCAAGTAGCGGAGTATAATGCACAGGTTGCAGAGAATGAAGCCATACTTTTACAGAGAGAAAAG